GCCTCTATTACTTTTGACAATGGGCCAAGCGTCAAAAGTAATAGAGGCATGGAAACAATGAGTAGTTGCTGTTGTATCTACTCATTGTTTCCATGCCTCTATTACTTTTGACGCTTGGCCCATTGTCAAGGTTTCTAGTATTACGTCGTCGGCGTCTAGTAACAGTTGGATTGCTTCCAATGTTGCCAAGTCGTCTAGTTCCCTACCTTTAGCCAATGCTTTAATCATGTAAAGTTGCTTGCTACTGGCGTGTACGCCGCCCTCTTTAGGTGTACGCATAGGCGTTATCGTGGCTTCGTGGCCGTCTAACCGGGCTTCGACTTCGTTACGGCTTGCTATCGACTTAGACACGCCGCAACCCATATAACCCAACGCGCGCCCTAAAGCCGATGTCATACCTACCATGTATTCGCTTCGCTTCGTGTAAGGCGTGTTGCCTGGAAACGGTTCGGCTGCCGACGCTACTACTGGTATTGGGTCTGCTATGTCACGCCACACGGTCACGGTGCAACGAATAAACGTGCTGCCGTCGGGCATTGTTATTACTTGGTTATCGGTTTCTTGTATGCGTAAGTCAGGCCAACGCTTTAACGCTTCCGCTAAGCGGGTGGGAACGTCTACGTAATTATCGAGGTTAAATGCCATGTCGGGTTATCTTTCTATTAGTCGGGTTATTGTTTGGCACGTTACCACACGCCTGTAGTGCGGTGCGTTTGTAGTTCGTTGGTTTCGGGTAGGTCTGATAACGACCATAGCGCCGCCTGGGGTACGAAATAGCCAGGTTTAGGTACGTCTGCCCGCCAGTAACAGGCGCGTTGTATTTCGCTGCTATCTTTCCAACCTCTAAAACTTACTTCGTTGTAATCGTTTAAAATTATGCCCAAAATGTATATGCCTGCCGGGTTATGGGGCTGTTTAATTAGGCAGCCGTTGTAGCGTTCAGTTGCTTTAATTTGATAGCCCAGTACGTCGTCGTTTGTAGGGTCGTACGGCTTTATTGTGTACTCGATACCGAACCATTTAGCAAAAGCGTATTCGGCTACTAACCCCGTAAACGCCGCTTTAGGGGTGTACCCGTTTATAAACGTGTCGCGGGCGCCTAGGTCTTTTGTTGACTTTTCTAACTGGCGATACAGATAGTCAATTTCTACGCGGTCTGCCCCGGTTAAACGGATAGTTACTCTTTCGTCTATTTGTGCCATGGTGTCGGGTTCCTTAATGGTTTGCGTTTAGTGCAGGCTTTTAAATCTTTGTGACTGTATAACTTTTTGTTTGGGTTAGTTTTGTGCGGTGTTTCTTTTAGTATTTGGTCGCATAGTTTGCATTTCATATGCCGTCTATTACGTTCATGGCGGCGGTGATTACTGCAGCTGCAAATTTATGTTCGTCGCTTGGGGTGCCGTTTAAATACTTTTCTTTAAGTAATGCCAGTTCGTCTAACAATATCGAGTGGTCAACGGGCTTAGGTTTTGCTACGTGGTTTGGTCTAAATACTTCGTCAACAAAACTGTTAAACGTTTCGCGATACTTTTCGGTGTACATATGTCGGGTGCTTTCTGTTAGGCCTGGGTCGGGTATTGGCTGTTCGGTCATGGGTTAGGCAACGCCCAAGGGCCGTACCCCGAATTATGCCATATGGCTAGTGCGGAGTTTGTGTTTACTACCGGGTCAAATAGGTCGGTACAAGTTGTTACTAAGCCTTTTGCTTGTAACCAGCCGATAGGCCAATACTTGTTAGGTCGGCACCAAAAGCCGTTTATTTGGTACAGGCCGTAACTGCCGCCTGCGGTATCTTGTGCGTTAAATGCCCGAACGCGGCAAGCGCTTTCGCGGTAGAGAATTCTTGCTACGGTGCCCATTTCAGTTAAAGGCCAGCCTGCTTGTTGGGCTAGTTGTAACGCATATTGGCAGTCTGTTAACGGTTTAACTGTTGTAGTTGTTACTGCTAGTAAAGGCGCCAAATTGACCGTAACGGGGGGCGTTACAGGCAGGGCGCTAGGCGCGTTGTAAGCGTCGTAGGCGAACGCTAACCCTGACAGGCTTATAGTTACAGCCGTAAAGATTTTGGCTATTAGAAAGTTCATGCAATACCCCTTTTTTCGTCGGTCTTAAAACCGTAGTAGACGCTTACGCGCTAGGTGGTGATACTGGCTTTAGCCCTTGTAGGTAAAGGGTTACAAGTTCAGGCACTTTGTCGCCTGGGTAATAAAACCAATGCCACGGTTCGGCAGGCATGACCTCTAATGACCAGCCGTAAGCGGGGCCGTGTTCGCACATAAACGCCCAAGTTTCGCCTGCCATGTTTGCGTAGTCAACGGCTAAACCTAAGTTATGGCGACTGCTACCCGGTGCAGCTAGTGGGGCGTTGCCTGGTCGTAGGTAATACTTGCGGCCTTGCCATGTTCGGGTGCTAGCGCCCTCGATAGGTTGCAACGTGTAGCGCTGTTGAAATCCCGCGGTTTGTTGCGCTAATGACCTGTACGTATCGCCTTGCGATATTGGTTTGAATTGTTTTATACCTGCAGCAAACGCGGCGGTTCGTATTGCGTTGTATGCGTTAGCCGCGCGCGGGTGCAGTTTGCCAAACGGCTTTATATCTACAAGCATGTTGGCAGGTAGTTCGCCTGGCGTGACGTGGCCCAGCGTGGCAGGTAATACCAGTTTTTTTACGGCTGGTACGACTACAGGTTTAGGGGGCTGGGGTGCCACTACTTGGGTCTATCGGTTTACGTTTAAGGCCGTTGGCTGCTACAAGGCCGCTTAGTGTGCCAGTCATAAACACTGTAAGGGTCGATAGTAGGTCGATAAATTGGGCGTCATTTGGTGACTGTTCTAAAGGCTGGGTAACGAACAGTAGGCCGTAAACAAAACCTATAACGGTTAAGGCAAACGTTACGGCAATAGTGCAACCGACGAAAACTATCATGCGGGCGTGTAAGTGTTCTATTTCTGCGGGTTGCTTAGTCATTAGCTGCTCTTTCGCATTGTTGAATAGTGCTACAACGTGTTAGCGCGGTGTTGCGTACTTTTAATGGGGCGTTAGTTCGTGTTGTTTCGCAAGCGGTCAAGACAAGTGCAAACATGACACTAGCCAAGTAGTAGCGCGGCTTCATCGGCTGTTATTCCTAGCCTGTCGAGTACGGCCTGTTTTGCTGTGGCTTTGTCGGCTTGCGCTTTGGCTTCGGCTTCGGCTTCGGCTTGTATTGTTTTATAGTTTGCTAATTCGTCGGCGTTCATGTCGCGGTCTGTTATTGTTTCGCCGTCAATTATGCGTGTTTGTGGTGTTGTCATGTCATGCCCTAACTAAGTGCGTAGCCGTAAATGTTTACTGTACCTGCCGTGAATGTACCTGCCGATGTACCTAACACAAATCCTGTGTGCACTCTTGAGTTAGAGTTTTCGCCACCAACGACATAGCCGCCGTTGTTGTTTGCTGATGAAAAATTGCCTGCAAATCTTGACCTATAACTTGCGCTATCTACGCTTGTTACTTGCAATTGACCTGTAAAACTTGCGCCAGCAAGCAAAGCAACTGTTGCTGATGTTGAGTTGTTGTTTCCACTAGCGGCAGTTGTGGCGTTAAAACCAAAACCAAACAAGCCTGCATAATATCCTGTTGCTTCAGTCGTTGGGCCAGCGTAACGAAATTGAAAAGTTAAATTAGCGTTTGAGTCGTTTTCGCCATTAGAAATCGTTATTAAATAAAACTTGTAAGTAGCACTAAAAACATTGTCAAAAGTTGTAGTTGCGCCCGACAAAGTGCCGCCACCAACACGCACCAACGCGCCAGCCGTTGCAGGCCCGACAGTAGCCCACGCCGCGCCATCGTAATACTGCACAACGTTAGTACTAGACAAATAACATAGTTGGCCCTCTGCCAGTACCTTTTCGCTTGTGCCACCAAAAGCGGCATCACGCGTAACAGTTGTAGCAAAAACAGGTACGCCAGTACCAGCCGAAAGGTTCATATTGGCCGCGGTCAATACCTCGCCGCTAGCAAATAACGGTACTGATGTCTGTTCGTTTGGCATATTCCCTACTTTACGCTAAAACTGGCTGTGGGTCTTGTATATCTAATTTACCGTAAATTGGGTCGTTTAAAATGAACTCATACACAATGACCGTGTTAGCGGTATAAAACGTTACGCGGTGCCCGTTGTTTACGTTTACCGATATTTCTACGCCCTCTACCGATAGTTCTTGGGCTACTTCGCCGCCTGTAATTGTGTTGGTAATCGTAATGGTGTCGCCAATGTCGACTAGCGCCAAGGTTTCGCGTTGCGCATTTGTAAGCATTAAATAATCGGTTTGCACGGCGTTAAACGTGGCTGCAGGTTCGCCAACTAAAAGGTAGTTAGCCAGGTCTAACGCGGCTGCGTCATTGTGTAAAAGGCTGTTAGTAATGCTTACATTTTGAATTAGGTACTTAGCCTGGCTTGCCAAGTCGTCGGCTACCTCGGGGCTTGTGGCGCCTAAGTGTTGAATACTGGCCCTGTTTACTATTAAGTCGGCGTTAAAAATAATGCCCAAACTGTTATACGGTATGTTTGTGCCGTCGTCGTGAAAGTCGGCGACACTACCCGAAAGAGTATTACCAATGCGCGGTTGGCTAGTTATATCGCCAGTCCTCGACATAAAAATACGGCCCTGTTCGGCTGCTTGTATTTGGTCTATGTACGCTTTAACGTTCGTACCTTCGGCAATCGTGTAGGCAGCTGCCCCGCCTAGCGTTTGGGTGCCGGTCTCAATGTCACGGGTTAAAGCCGGGTAAGCAACTTCGGGCAGGTCTAATACAGCCGATAGGCGGGCGCTCGATAACTGTTCGGATACGTTAAATTCGGCTAACGCTGTTTGGGCTAGTAAATAAAAATCGTCGGCACAATATACGCTTACCGTATTTTGGCCGCCTAGTTCGTAGGTGTAGTCATAGTTGACTATCTGCCCTACAAACAACGTTATAAACGTGCCTACGCTGTTGTATCTGCCGAACGATACGCGCCGTAGTGGTGCCAAGGTAAATTGCCCTACGGGGTCTACGTAGGGGCTAGACGAATACAACGGGTTTAAGGTTCCCCCGGCTAGGTCGTCGTTTAAATTAAACGACATAGTGCCCGCGCTAAATTGGTCGCCTACGTCACGGCGCCCACGTTTAATGTTTACGTTTGTCGAGTATTCCAGCATTGGCGCAAACTCTGTCGTACCGTCTAATACGTACTGGGTGTTGTTCAATACGCCCCGCGTTGCGTCGTCAAGGGTAAACGCGTCAAGCATAAAACCCGTGTCTATAAACAGTTCGTAGTTACCGCTTTCAATTACTGACGTAGCCATTAGCCAACCTGAATATTTGCGGGGCCTGCAGCCCTGTTATATGCCCTTATCGCGTTTACGACGGCTTCGCCTATTTCGGCGCTCGTACTAATACCGCCTTGCACGTTTACCGTTACGCCTTTCATGCCGAACGGGTCGCCGTAGTTAAAACTTGGGGGGGATATTGGGGCGGCTGCCGGTGCGCTAATAGCGTCGCCGAACCCAGCCGAAATGCCTTTAACGTCTGCCAATTTAAGGCCCTTGCCTGCTAGTCGTGCCTGGGCAATAGCAAACGCGGCTTCGACGCCCTTCAAATACTGTTGCGCGTTAGATACGCCCGCGCCGTACCATTGTTGCGCTGCAGATTGACCGATTAAATCGGCTGCATATTTGGCGCTTTCAACCAAGGCGTTAGTTTCAATAATTGCGGTAGAACCACCTTTAATAAGTTCTAAGGCGATAGCCGCGCCGCTGTCGCCACCAGCTGCTAGAACGGCTGCTAACGCGTCTTGGGATAATCCAGCCTTTAGCAACGCTTGTACGTTGGCGCTGTAATCGTTTATGCCTTTAACTTGGTCACGTAGACCGGATAGAAACCCCGCGCCTGTTTCGTCGCCTGCGTCTTTAGCGTCTTTAAAACTAAACGCGTCTTTAATTCCTGTAGCGACGCTTTCGGCAAAATTATCAAAAGCGCCCTGGGCGTCGTCTAACCCTGACTTGGCTGCGTCTAACGCTTTTGTTAAATCGTCTTGTAATGCTTTAGCGGCGTCACTTACGGCGGTATCGGCTTTTTTGGCTGCCCCGCCTACTTTGTCTAACTGCTCGACAACTGGCGCCAACTTGTAGCCCAACGCCTCGGCTTGCCCGCTTAACCTGTCGGCTGCCGCGCCGTTAGCGCGTTGCGCTTGTTCGCCTACGTTTAACGCGTTGTTTAAATCTGTTATGTAGTAAGTCGTTGCGTCTATTTCTAATTGCAACTGAACTAAATTAGCGTTTATTTCGTCGCCTGCTTTTTTGATTGCAGGAATTATTTGTATTAAACCTAAAGTAACTAGCGTTAACGCGTTGTACGCGTGCATAGCCATTTTGTTATATGAGTAGGCGATACTCAAACCCCACTTTTGGGTATAGGCGCCTACTATGCCCATTTCGTCTAAAAATGCCGACAGCGCGCCTTTTAATCCTTTTTCGCCAAACGCGGCAACAGCGGCAGCGGCGGCGCCTGGTAGTAGTCCTATGGCGTCTTTAACGTACTTGTTGTTTAAAATTGCGTAGCCGATAGTTTCGTTTAATTCTGAAAATACAATGCCTAAGCGTTTTAGTTGCCCTTCATATGTGTTAGCGGCTGCAGCTGCAGCGCCGCCAAACTGTTTGTTTAGTTCGGCTTGTGCTGCCCCAAAATCTTTAGTTTTAATAATGTTGGGGTCGAGTGCTATACCTAGTTTGGTTAGGCCGCCTAAATTTCCGTTATATGCCTTGCCCAAGGCCAGCGACACGGTTTCTAAATCGCGCCCAGTGCCGGCGCTTACGTTTAGCGCAAGGTTTAATAGGTCTTGCCCTACGGTTAAATCGTTTGTTGCGCGTACTAATGAACCCAGCGCTGGGCGTAGTTGGTCGTCGGCTACGCCCGTAGCAAATTGCATTTGGCTTACTAAATCCTCGGTTGCCGCAATAGTCATACGCGACGCGCCCGTAGTATTTTCTAACTGTTTGGCTAGTAGCGCCTGGCTTTTTTGGTCCTCGATAGCGGCGGCAACTGCCTTAGTTAAACCTGCTACTACTAAACCCGTTGAAGCTGCAAACGCGGCGCCTACTGCTACGCCAGTTTTGCCAAACTTGCCAAACGCTTTTTCTGCCGCCGAAATGCCTTTATCGGCAAACGACGTAATAATTGGGATATTTATACCAGCCATTAGCGAACCTTCATTTGTCGATTAGTGACGGCCATAACTTGTTCTACTACTTTAAGTACGTCGGCGGTAACGGTAGGCCTGTTTTTTTCTACGGCTACGTCAATAACGCGCGGCTGGTTGCCTTCCTCTACGGTTAAGTTTGTTACAAATTGGCTACTTGTGTTTCGGCCTGCATGGTCATAAATGACGCCTGCAGCGTCGGCGCTCTGTACGGTCATTAAACGATAAGGCTTGGCGCCAAATACGACTTGTTCGGTATAGCCGCCCCTGTCAAAATTTACGTAGCGTTCTTTACTGCCACGTACGCCAACCTTAATTTTAAAGCCTTTTTGTACGGCGTCAGTACGCCAGGTAGTTTCACGGCCTTTAACTAGGTTGCCTCGAACCATGCCGGATAGTGGGGCGCCGTTGCCTTTTGAGTTGGGGTAACTTGCCACCATTTGGCGGGCTTCATTTAAGATAGACGCGCCAGCGTTCTTAATTTGTTTGGTTACTAAACGCCGATATTTAGGGTCTACGTCGTTTAACAATTTTAAGGTTTCTTGGATACCTTGAATTTGTAACGGTAGTTGGGCCACGGCGTTTACTTTCGTTGTTTGTTGTTGTCTGATAATACAGCAACGACAGTAGCCAGGTCGTCTATGTCAAACGGTATAGAAGGGGGCCACCACGAAATGGCTACCAACAGTTCGGCAAGTTGGCGCCCGTGGGTGCCCCTTAGGTGGGGTTTACGGCCTCGGTGTCGACTACTTCAATGTTTGTTAAGCCTTTAACGAACGTGTCAAACTCTGCCGGTACAACAATTTTATTTAACTTAGACGCCTCGTACGCCATAAATGCTAAATCCTCTATGCCGATACCTGCGGCCATGTCCGACGCTTTACGTTTGTATTTGCGTTCCCACAAAATAATAACGTACAAGTTTGTTACCACCTCATAGGCGGTATCGGCTGTTTCTACTTTTAGCGTAAGTTTCATTGTCTGCCTTTTGTGTCGGGCCTTTTCAGGCGGTTAATTAAACTTCAAGAACGCTGTAAACCCCTCCGGTGAAAACCACCGAAATTTGGCCAAGGGTGCCCAGGGCCATTTCGTATGGTAGGGCCTCCAAGTACGCCCCGGTTAGGGTCATGGTTGGATTGGTTGCGGTGCCTGGGCTTGTTGCGCTAGGCGACCACGAAACCGTAGTAGACGTGCCTACAAGGCTTTTAAGTGTTGCGTAAGTTTCACTAGCTGCAAACGATAGGTACAGGTCAAGGGTCAACGTTGAGTTTTCAAGGCCTGCGACGTACACGCGCGAACCTGAACCAAACGCGGTACTTTCTAGCGCCTCGATAGTGCGCGTAAAAGTAAGGCCGCTGCATTGGTCTTGCAGCGAAACTGAGTTAACCGTTACGTTTGGTGATGAAAGATAAGTGCTAGTAGCCATTGGCTTTACTCCTCGTTTGTGTCTGTCTTAGTTTTAGCACCTTTAGGCGCCTTGGTGGGGGATTGAATAACGAAACCGCCCGCTATAAGCGCGTCAATGTTTACGCCTTCAACCGGTACGTATTCGTCGCCAGGGCAACCGATACGGGGGCTAACTATTTCGTATTTCATGTTGCACCTATCTTAGGCGGTTGCCTGGGTTTGTAGGGTTATGGTCAAATCGTAGGCGGGTAGTTCGCTGCCGCCAATAATTGCAACGGTTGGGCGCCCGTCGGTTACGCCAATTTTTTTAGTAATGACCTTGCTAGCCAAGTTAAGTAGTGACCGTTGCGCGTCAAGGTTGCCAGGCCCCAAGGTAATTATGCGTATTGGGAACGTCATTTCTACGACGTTGTTTGAATACACGGTAAACGTAGGGGCGTCTATAAACGCACAAGGCGGTACAAGGTTGCGGGGGTCTGTTACTACCTGTAGCCCCG